GGTTTGCCTGCGCGGCATCGACAGACTTCACACCGAGATTCCAGTAATGAGCCTGGTCGATGACCAGCGGTACCGTCGAACTGGTGGCCTGCTCCGGCCCATCGATCGGGGTGCCCTTGGTGTACGGCTTCGCAGTGACGTTGCCGAACTTCTGGATGTGGACGGTATCTCCCTGCTGGGAGATCTCGCCCTCGTACTCACTGTTGATGCACGTCGGCTGGGCGTAGACGAGGTTTGCGTCGAGGTGCCGGAGGACCCTGGTGGACCACAGTTCCGGCACGAAATTGGCGATCGACATGATCGCTCCTTTCATTCGTGTTTATGGGAACCGGAACCGGCATTGCGCTCCATCCGGGGTGGGGGCATTGCGCCCCCGGTGGCCTGACTAGGCCAAGGCGTCAGCCGGGATCTCCCCGGCGTCGAGTCGGCGGTTGAACTCCCCCGGGTCCTCCTTCATCAACCGGACAACTTCGTCACGGTCTGGAGACTTGGTGCTCGTCCTTGAGCCACCGTCAAAATCGGTCGCCTCGGCGGGCTTGGCCCACGCGGCGAGTTTCTTGCCGTCTTCGAGCATCTCCTCGTAGGTGGTGCCCTGAATGCGATCGGCAACGTCCAGAGGGAGCTTCAACTCGGCTCCGACGCGGATGCGGTCGGCCTCGACCTTTGCGGTCTGAGCTTCTGCTCTCGCGGCCTCGGCGTCAGCCTTGGCTTGAGCAACCTCCTCGGCGAGACGCTCCTGGTCAGTCTTGTCGCGATCCTCGAACGCCTTGATCTTGGCGTCGCGGTCCTTCAGTGCTGCCTCGGCCTCTCGTGCCCGCTGCTTGAAGGCTTCGAGAGCCTTCTCCCCTGCGGCTGCCAGCGGCGGATCTTCCGTCGTCTTGCCATCAGCATCGGCGGCTGCCTTCTCTGCTGCTTGCTTTTCGGCGGCTGCCTTTGCGGCATCGTCCTCGGTGCCGTCGGATGCGCCACCTATCGGCGCGATTCTCCACGCCAGTCGAAGCATCTTCAGGCGGTACTTCATACGATCAATCAGGTGTGTCATTTGACTTTGCGTCACTTTCCGGCGTTGCGCCGTTGTTTGTTGGATTCGGATTGCCAAAACTGCGGCGCTCCGGCAAGTTCATAAGGACGGCCCAGCGCCCGATCTGCTGAGGGGTGGCACCGATGCGCTCCCAGAGGGCTTCGAACGGGATGCCGATCTCCTTCAGCTTCACAGCGGCATCGACCGTCTCGCCCTCGGAGCGGTACTCGGGGTCGCGCCAGATGGTTTCGATGCTGGCCTCGGGTGCCTTACCGGCGAGCTGAAGAGCGGCTGACATCGCCTCCTGCCAGCTATCTTCGAAATCGACCTGCTTGCGCTTGACCTTCGAGACCAGTCCGGTCTCTGCGGCCTTCAGGGCGTCGCCAGAGGCATTGACGATCTGGCCGAGCAGGTAGTGAGGCGGGGTCCGCGTCTGCGCAGCCATGTGCTGGAGCAGGACGGTAACCGCGTCGACGTAGTTCTGGAGGCTCGCGGCGCTGAACTCGCTGATCTTCGTCTCGGGGTCTTCGAAGGTCCAAAGGCGCGAGATGGCGGATTTCAGCTCGAAGCCCTCCAGCGGTTCGCCGGCCTCGTCAGTCGGGACTTCGACTCCCGTAATCACGCGCTGCGGGAAGGCTGCAAACTCGGAAGCGATCAGCATGTCTGCGATCTCTTTGTTGATCGCGTCCTGAAGCGGGATGGCCGGGAGGAGATCGGAGCGCCCACCGCCGAGCATCGTCGGGTTGTTGGCCAGTTCCCAGACCGGCACCATGCCGAGCGGGTTCGTACCAGATCCGGGGATCTGCTCCCAGACGGCTGACCGAACAGTTCGAGCGTGAAGGCGGGCAACCGGGGTCTGGCCGAAGGAAAGAGGAACCAGCGGACTCGGCGAAGCCGACCGCCATTTGTGGATCATCTCCGGGAGGTAAAGCGTGGTGTAGGTGTAACCGTCGGCACCCTGCCACCTCTTGAGCGCGGCAAGACGCTGAGTCCGGTCTCCGGCGGCGTACTCGACCACCATCTGGGCCGGATGCTCGACTGTGATCCTGGGGCCGTTCGCACCGGGCCCGACCATGACAAAGGCCGTGCCGCACTTCACAGCCTCGATGTGGCCCATGATCGACTGCGACGGCATCCGGTTCGCCTTCCAGATCTTCCAGGCCGCGGCGTCTGCTGATTCGTCACCGTCAAAGCGGAACCCCTCGATACCGAGGCGCTCAACCGGGGCATCCACGATCAGCTCACACCAGTTGTCCACGAGCGTGTCGAAGATCTCTCCGAAGGCTTCGCGGAACTTCGACGTAACGAAAGCCATCCGATGATTGCCGTCGTAGTAGTCGGTGAAGATCTGCGTATCGCGAATCTGTTGATCCAGCTTGCACTCCAGGTCGAAGCGCCATTCTTCAGGTGTAGGCATAGCGCTCCTTTCGGAGGGTTAGAGGAAAGCGGCGCGGCGTCGCTTTGGCTTCGCGCCTGCTCGCTTTGCGTCGCCCCGGGCCTCCCACGAAAGGACGGCAGCGGCGGCGATGTCGATCTTGTGGGTCGAGTCCCGGCGATCCTTCTCGATGTAAAAGAGCGGCTGCCCCTGATCGTCTTCGAGATTGATCGGGTGACGCTGGGCGTTGCCGACGTGGCGGATGAAGGCTTCGTCGCCGTCGTGTGTCAGCTCACCGTTGGCAATCGCGTCGGCGTAGATGCGGCAGGCCTGCGCCATCTTGCGGTAGCTGTTGGTCCACCACTTGAAGACCTTCTTGCTGCCGTAGCGGCCGGCCCACTCATCGACCAGCTCGTCCCAGTAGGGCGGGTCGGCGTAGAGCCTCCAGACGTCCCATGTGGTCATCGCGTCGTCCATCGCCTGATCCACGTCCTTGCGAGGGACTTCCCAGTCTTCGAGGTTCGGGGGCCGCTCCCACTTGCCGACGATGAACTGGTGACCGGTGCTGATGACCGTGCCGACGATCGCCGTGGCATCGTTGGTACGCGAACCATCGAATCCGAGTGAGATCAACGTCTTCGCCGGCGGCTTCCCGTCACCGACCAGCTCCTTGAATCGCTGGGCATCAAACGCTTGGTTGCCTGCCTGAGTCGGGCGATTCAGCCAGACCCGTTCGAAGTAGGTCTGGTCGGTCTGGGGACTTCGCCACAGATCGACGATCGACTCGATGTTTGACCACTCGCCCGCGGGCCCGGAGGCTTCGAGGATCGCGGCTCGGACTCCCTTTTCCTTAGAGAGGTCGTGTGAGCTGGAGGCCTGCCGGTGGAAGAAGAAGAGCCGTGGGTCCTTGATCTGGCCGGCTTCGATCGACTTTGCGTAGTCCATCGTGCCTTCAGCGACCGAGTCCTCGCCGGGTGCGAAGGACGTCGTGGTCTCCAATGACCAGGCATCCGCAAGCATTCGCTTCGGGATGTTGTTGAGCATCGTGGTGTGAGTCCGCCGATGCCGGGCAAGAATGAATCGGTGGGTCTCGTCGAAACCCTGAAAGGTTGTGCGAGCGCCGTCCGCGCCGGACGGGCTGGAAGCAAGTGCCTCGACTTTGCCGTCTCCGGCGTTGCGCATGATTCGCTCAAGGCCGATGTCGAAGTCATTGGCCAGCGGACCTTCAGAGAGAATCACGTAGAGGGCGCCGTAGGCGAGCTCTTCGGACTGCTCTTCGGTGTAGGCGACCAGTGGTATGTAAGGGTCGACCACACCGACGCCGACCGGGTCACCTCGAGAGTCGAAGCCGTCGCACCGCACTGGCGCATCAGGGTGAAGCTCGGCCGCAGCAACCCAAGCCAGCTTTTCGGTCTTGGCAGTACCTTTGCGGAGACTCAGGCCAACTCGGGTGAAGCGCCGGCGGCCGGATACATCGCGCCTGCCGATCTTCGTGCCCTTCGGGTAGACCTCGTACATCCGGTAGATGAGACCCCTGGTCTCGTCATCGATCTGGGCCGGTGTCCCGCGAATATCGCCGGGCCCATGAATCAGGTTCTCTTCCATCCAGTCGCAGACGCCCGGGCCGAGTGTCGGCCACGCCTCCTCGTCGAGGGACGGAACCACCAGGACTGACACTTATGCCTCAGACCGCTCGAAGATGCGAGCGGGGATCCTTCGCCTTCTTCTTCGGAGCCCGCTTTCGCGGGGTACCTTTTGACCCTTCGATTCGCTCGACTTCCCACTGGAGACGGCGGCGGTCGATCGGGGTAAGACCGAAGGCTTGGCGCTGCATTCGGATCTCGGCCGCGAGCTTTAGCTTCACGTTCGTCTCGGTCGAATGGTTGAAGGCGTCCTCAAGTTCGGCAAGAGCGATCAGCTCGTGTCGATCGGAGTTCAGGAACTCGGTCGCCATTGGCGAAGCCCATACGTCTTTCCACCAGGCGCGGGTTCGCGGGTGCCACTTCAGCACCTTGCCGTCGGGGCCTTTTCGGCTCGGAAGTGCTGGCGCCCGGATGCCGCTTGGGGCGAGCTTGAGCCTGGCATTTGTCGAGGTCTTGTTTCGTCGTTGGCGAGTCGCCGCGGGCTTCGGTGTCGGTGGCATCTGCTCACGCCTCCAAAACCCGGGGATCCGTACGCACGTTTTTCGTCGGGGGTGGGCGGTGTCCGATGCCCTCTGAGGGGGTTCCCCCCCTGGGGTCTGCCACCGCGATGACCTCAGCGACGGGTTCCTTGGCGTCTGAGCGGACCCGAGAGTCCACTGAATAGCCGACCCGTCGAGAGTCCATCCCCGCATCGCCGCGTCGCCTCACTCGCGCCCTGCGCTTCGCTTCACCGACGGTGATCTCGATCACTTTGTGGTCGGTTCGCTCGAGCAAGGCCCGGAAGACTGGAGGCACCACGCACGATTCCGTGAGTACCGTGCCATCAGTATCCGCGATCCGAGCCAGCATCTTCGGCCAGCGGTTGGATCCAGCTGGACCACAGTCGTCGATCGAGACGAGCGGCCAGTCTGTTTGTGATGAGACCTTGCGTCCCAGTGTGGTCTTGCCTGCGCCGGGCTTGCCGACCAGGGCGATGATTCGATCTGCCATGAGCGTTGCGCTCCTTCTGGGCCTTGCGCCCGGATCTATTCGAACTTTGCGCCCTTGCTCAGATTGTGAGTGGCACAAAGCGTTCTCAAGTTCTGGTCCCGGTCGTCGCCTCCCAGCTTCACGGGGAGGATGTGGTCGACGTGTAGGTCATCGGTGATCGGACAACGGTGGGGTCCGTCCATGTGGGTACAGCGGTAGCCGTCCCGTCCGAGGATGCGCTGTCGGATCGTTCGCCAGCGGCGGGTTGACCCTCGGCCCGGGCGGTGTGGGAGGCGATGCTCTTCACACCGATTGCCGTGGGTGGCAATCTCGGGACAGCCTTGGACGGAACAGACCGTCGAGGCCTTCACTATGCCGCGGTGAATCCGAAGATCGTCAGGTCCGCAAGGATCGAACCCGATACCCAGGTGGCCGAAAGCTGGACCGTCGTCGTGGACGTGACCACGATCTGGGCGGTGACCAGGCCAGCCGCATACTTGTCGCCCGCCTGGCCAGTGATGCGCTCGGTGTTGGTGAAGGTCGGATCGCTTGTGACAGTGGCCGCGCCACCGGTGGTAGAGATCGCGAACGAATGTGCCTGGCCGTTCGTCTGGACCTGGCCGAGAGCGAAATACGTGCCAGGTGTGACCGATGCCTTACTCGCTTGAACACCGCTGGCCGTCTTGACCGTGCCGTGCGCCTTGTGGAAGGCGAGCTTCAGGTTGCCGCTGAGGACGGCCTGAGCTGCGATTTTGGCTGAGGTGACTGCGCCATTGTCCAACTTAGCTGTGGTGGCAGCGAGATCGGCCAACTCAGTCGTGCCTATCTTCCCTTCACCGATCTCCAAAGCGCCGGCGGGCGAGATTGTGGCATCACCCGACATCGCAACACCGGTGACAACGCCGGAGCCGTTGGCGACCAGGATGCGACCAGCTGCGACTCCCGAGATCTGACCCGGGGAGATGTCGTCTAGTTCGCTGTCGACCTGCTCGGCGAGTGCCTGCATGTCAGCGGGGACCGTGGCGCCGTCGCCCCCGGCCGGGTATGGGATTGCGTGGGAGGACGTGGTTGGCATCCGGCCCCTTTCTGGTCAGTGAGTAGCAGGCCCGGGTACCGCCCCCGGTTCTCGGCCGCATGAAGGCCGCGACTTACTTTCTGTCTCGCCTGCGGTGCGGAAAGCTGCCCAACCGGAGATCTACAGGGAGGAGAGACCGGCCGGGCCTACGCGGAGGTGAACACGCGCTTTCGGCCCACGTGAGAGGCCGAAGGTTGAGGCCCTTCCCCTTTGTCAGGTGGAAGGGCTCTTGAAACGAGAGACCAGCCAAGGGTTTGCTCCGGCGGTCAGCGTTGAGGTTAGGGTGATCGAAAACGAAGGGAGACCCATGAAGCAGTTTCAGTTCTTGCTGTCAACAGGTGAGACAGTCACGACCGAAAAGGAGATCGACATTTCGCGATCGAACGAAGCCTTTGAGGTAACAAATCTGATCGGACAGTCGGTGTTTATCTTCCGCCTTCACGTCGTGAGCATGACCGTGATTGACGTGGCAGAAGAATGATCGAGGTCTGATCGGAGAACCACCACGGGCTGCGCTTACTCGGTTCTCGACACAGGCCCACCGCAGCAACACAAGGGTAAGAGCCCCGTCGGACGGACTTTATGCCGCACGTCCAAACTTGCGCTCCCGTCGACCTGGCCTGCGCTCCTGGCTCGCTTCTGCTCGGCGCTTCTCAGCTCGAAACAACTGGTCGGTCTCGACTGGATCTCCAATCGGGGCGGCATCCTCCAGGCAGACCTCACGATCGATCACCACCGGTGAGAGCGCAGTCGGTATCGAGCCGGCACCGCGCTTCATGAACTGGGTCTGGTCAAAGCCGACCCTGACGAATGGTGCTTGCCAGTGGCCCTTCTTGTGGCGAATCGGGTTCGAGGTCAGGCGGATGAAGACGTCTGGGAAGGTCGCCTGGTACGGCCGGCCCTTTCTCGGGTCGCTGTCGGCGAGATCTTCAGCGTCGTACTTCCCGTGGATCTTGCCCCACCGGAACACGAAGATGTCGCCGCTCCTGACCTCTGGCTCGACATCCCAGGTAAGCATCTGCGGCAGGTAACGGTCGAGCTCGGCGATCGACATCTCGAAGATCTCCTCGCCGTCTTCATCGAGCCACAGCTCGTCTGGCCCCTTCACCTCGCGACCTCCCTATAGATCCGAGTCTCCCGAATCGCGATCGTCGCCAACTGCTGGCGGAGCGGCTCAACCATCTCCGGCGAGGCGTACGTCAGTGAGTCGGCCGCCGAGGCGATCGAGTCCAGGCGGTCTCTGAAGAACTCGTTCTGGGCGCGTTCTGCGTCGCGTTCGCGCTGTTCGTTAGTGGTGAGGAGCTTCACTCGTCACCCCCGACTTCGCGTCCGAAATCTCGCGTTGACGCTGCGGCGGCGATCGACAACAGGCCGGCTTGGATCACCGGGCTCTCAGACGAGCAGAACCACTCGAGTGCTGAGGCGGTGCTCCCGTCTTCGATTTCGTACTCGACTTGGGCGACGACGATCGCAGAGGCCACCTTCGCCCCTTCCGGGTACTGGGACTCGATCTTGTCCATGAGGTCGGCCGTGATCGGGCCGAGAGCTGACGAGTCGCTCACGCCCGGTCCTCCGCTTCCATTGCTGCGGCGAGTAGGGCGAGTGCCATCTGCCGGGCTTGGTCCGGGGCCATGTGGTCAAAGCCGATCTGACCTCCAGCCCGGCTTGTCTCGACCGCGACCGGCGCAGGGCAAGGGGTGGTGACCCATACCCTCGCCTTTCGGTCGTACTTCATAGGTGTGCTGCGGCTGGTTTGGCTCATCCCTCCCCCCGGTCTGCGGTATCGCGGTCTAGGAGGGTGGTGAGGTCATCGGCCACGCAGTCGTTGAAGGCTGCCGCTACCTCTGCGGTCTTGGCTGCGTGTGATCGCCAACCAGCGGAGTCTTTCCACTTCGCTGAATTGGCCCGGTTCTCTTCGGCTGCGGATCGGTATTCGTCCCGCAACTCCTCTACGGCTTCGCGCCACTCTTGGGTGGTCATGCTGACTCCCCCAGGATCGCGGCAACGTCAATCTCGCGGATCACCTTTGCCTTGTGGACGCGGAACTTGCCGTCCGTGCCGTGCGGAATGGCGGCGATATCCTTTGCGGTGAACTCGACCAGCAGTACCCGGTGCCCGGTCCGCCAGTTGCGCAGGCACCACGGCAGGGTGGCGATGTTTACCCCCGGCCCGCACTGCTCTGATTCGTCGGTGCTGGCATCGGCCTCGACTGTACTGCCGATCTCGTAGGTGAGTTGTTTGCCGCGAATGGGTGATTCGAGGTCCGCTGTGACCAGCTTGTAGGCGCGGATCTTGCCGACCTGATCCAGCAGGATTCTTAGGTCATCGGTGAATTCCGGCTTCAAGCCGTTGGCCCCGTACAGGTCGGCCCCGTACAGGTTGGCCCCGTACAGGTTGGCCCCGTACAGGTT